AACATTAGCGAAACTCTCAACCGCCTCGAACATTGTCGGAGAGCAAGGGGCTTCGGACCTCGCTCGACTAATGACGGTAACTAAAGCAGGAATGGGAGACGTTGACCGTTTCGCCGCCGCAATCGTCGCGCTCGGAAATACTTCCGCCGCAACCGAAGCCGAAATCTTAGGATTCGCCACTCGCTTAGGCGGGGCGACCGCCGTCTTTAACGTCTCCGGGGTAAGCGCCCTCGGAATGGCGACCGCAATGGCGTCGCTAGGTATTGAAGCGGAAGCGGGTTCAAGTTCCGTTCAACGTGCTTTCGGGGCCATTAATAATTCAATTAGCAATGGCGGGAAGAAGCTCCAAGTCCTCTCACAAATAACCGGAATCGCCGCAGGGGATTTAAAAAAGAAATTTGGCGAAGACTCGACCGCCGTTTTCCAAGAATTTGTTAATGGATTAAGTAAAGTAAGCGAGCAAGGCGGCGACGTAACTCAAGCTCTAAAAGCTTTTGGTTTAACGGGCGTAAGAGATATTCAAGTCCTCGGAACGCTTTCCAAGAATGCCGAACTCCTCGGGACAAAGCTTAAAACTTCCGCCGATGGGTTTCGCGAAAACACCGCCCTCGAAAATGAATTCTCCGCTCAACTCGGGACGCTCAATAATCAAATGGCGCTTACTCAAAACGAAATATTTGCAACGGCGAAAGAGATCGGAGAGAGCTTTAAACCGGCAATTCTCCTCGCTCTCGGCGCAGTAAAATCCCTTATGGGTTTCTTAAGAGATAACCCAACTTTAACAAAATTCGCCGTCGGCTTCGCACTTGTCGCCGCCGTAATTGGTCCCGTAATATTTGCAATCGGGGCGCTTATTACAATCCTCCCGGCGCTCATGACGGGGATTACTTTTATCTCTTCGGGGCTCTTCGCTCTTAAACTTGCGGCGATTGGGCTTTCGATTCCGTTTCTTATCATTGCCGCGAAAGTAATTTTAATCGTTGCCGCGATTGCCGCTCTCGTCGCAATCGTTTGGATTTTTAAAGACGCAATCATGAACGGATTAGTTTTCGCCTTTGATTGGGTTATTGCGAAGATTGATAAAATTTTAGAGAAAATCTTTGGACTTAAAAACGCTCTCGGAAAACTAACGGGTTCAACCGAAAGAAACGCCGAGAGACAAGACAATGGAGTAAGACTTGCTCCGGGCGGCGGGGTTATGATGCCTCAAGGTGCGCCGACGGGAGCAATGGAATCCGCCGCTCAATTTAATACCGATTTTTTAACTCAAACTAATAATGCCCGCGTTCAAGTGGACGTAAGAGCGCCCCAATCAACCGTCGTAAAAGGCGAGAGTGAGAATGGAGTTCTTACACTAAATCGCGGCATGGCAGGGGCGTTCTAATGACATGGAAAGACGACCTTAGACCGGCGAGCTTTAGGGGATTTCCTTTCTATATTGAAAGCTCTCAATATACGAGCGGACGCCGGGTAACATTTCACGAATTCCCCAATCGCGAAGAGCCCTTCGCCGAAGACCTCGGGCGCGTAGGAAGAACCTTCAAAGTTGACGGACACCTTTTAGGCGACGACATTTTCGATCAAAAAGAAAAGCTTATCGACGCCTGCGAAAAGTTCGGTCCCGGTGAATTGGTTCATCCATACTTCGGAAACCGCTTCGTTCAAGTGGGGGCCTTTACAATTGACGAGGACACTAAAGAGGGAAGGATTCTCCGCTTCTCTTTACAATTTTATGAAACGGGCGACTCTCGATTTCCCAAAGACGTTGACGACAAACAATCTCTTTTAAATGCCGTCGCCGACGCCGCAAGCGGAAAAAATAAAAGTCTCTTTGAAAAAGCTTTTTCAATCGCAAAGCTTCCCGGTTACGCCGTAAACTCCGCGAGGAACTCTGTTTTCGCGGCGACAATTGCTTTTCAAAACGCGACTAAAAACGTCGTGGCAACGGTCGAAGGGATTGCGAATCTTGCCTATGATATTAGAAATCTAAAGGCGGAAGTTAACGACCTTCTCAAAGCTCCAAATCTTTTAAGCCAACGCCTCCTTGATTCTCTTGCGTTACTAGAGGACGCAATTGAGAGCCCTCGCGGGCGCTTGCAAGCTTACTCGGGACTTATTGCTTTCGTCGCAGGGAACTCGACAAATGGGACAACCCCGACCCGAACAACGGAAAAAACAAACGACGACGCTTTTAATGGTTTCATTCAGAGGGCGGCAATCATTCTCGCCGTCAAGGCAAGCGGGGAAACGGAATACCAATCAACCGAAGAAGCCGTCACGACCCGAGATAATCTTAGGGCGGCAATAGAAAATCAAATTCAAACGACAACCGACGACGACGTTTTCCAAGCGTTTGAAGACTTACAGGCCCAACTCGTTCGGGTTGTTCCGGACGTTGATTCAGATTTGCCGAACGTCCAAGAAGTCGCCTTAGAAAACACAACCAATTCATTAGTTCTTTCTTATGATCTTTTTCAAAATCCGGATTCGGAAGCGGACCTTATCGCCCGAAATAAAATCCGAAATCCCGCCTTTATTCAAGGCGGACAAACTCTTGAGGTAATAGATGAGCGTTCGCGTTCCTAATATTTTTAACAAGACGGACTTAGTTCCGGATGCCGTTACTCTCTTCTTAAACAAAAAGGTTTTTGAAGGTTGGGAGGACGTTCAAGTTACTCGCGAGCTTAACGTCCTCGCAAGTGATTTCCAATTGAAACTAACGGACAAATGGAAAGTTAATCAGGAAACTTTTTCCGTCCAACCGGGCGCGGAATGCCATTTACATTTAGGAAAGAAAAGTTTTCTCACGGGTTGGATTGATTCGGTCGCTCTTTCAATTTCAACAAATGAAAGAAGCCTTACCGCAAATGGAAGGTCGAGAACTTGCGATTTAGTTGATTGCTCCGTTACGGGGGACAATGAATTTAGCGGACTTAATTTAAAAGAAATTGCGACTAAAGCTTGCGCCCCTTTTAATGTTCCGGTTGTTTTTAAAACGGACCCCGGAGCCATTTTTGAAAAGGTAACTATTCAGCAAGGGGAAACGGTCTTCGGACTTCTCGACCGTCTTGCCCGTCAAAGAAAAATTTTAATGTTTCCGGATTATGAGGGCTTTTTAGTCTTCGCAATTGCCGGGAGTAAACGGAGCCCGGTTCAATTAATCGAAGGTGTAAACGTATTAAGCGGCTCCGCCACTTTTGACAACTCGGAAAGATTTTCCGTTTATACTGTTAAAGGACAAAATCTTTCTTTCTTAGGCGAGCCCGATCAATCCGCCGCCCCTTCCGGGGAAGCGACCGACGAAGGGATAAGCCGCTTTCGTCCTCTAATAGTAGTTGGGGAAACGGCAACCGACGACGGGGCAAGCTCCGACCGCGCAGCTTATGAGGCGGGGTTAAGAGCGGCGAAAGCTTTAGAGGTCGAGGTTCAAGTTCAAGGTTGGCTCCGCGTGGACGGGACGCCTTGGGAGATTAACGAAGTCGTCGCCTGCGACATTGGCTCTCTTGGAGTTCGCCGCAATCTCTTAATTAAAAAAGTAACATTCAATAAAAACAACTCCGGAACAACCGCGACTCTTACTCTTATTCGTCCGGACGCTTTTGAGTTCAATAAAAAAGTTCAAAAGAAAGATGATAAAGAAATCGGTTGGCTTAAGGATTTTAAAAGATGAAAGTTCAAGACTTGGTTAATTTTTTTCAACGGGCAATTCATCCTCTAAAAATTAGAGTTCAACTTATGATTGGGAAATGTATTATTTCCGCCGTCAATGATTCAAAAGACATTCAAGAGCTTCAAATCTCCGCACTCGCGGGGGAAGCCATGGAGCGCGTTCCTCGCATTCAAGAGTTTGGCTTTGCCTCTAACCCTCCAATCGGCTCCGAGGCAATTGTCGTCGCTCTCGGAGGCAACCGGGAGAACATGGTTGTCATAGCAACGGATAAGCGTTCAATCCGCTTTAAGAATTTAGCAAGTGGGGCGACCGCAATTTATACCGACGACGGAACAATTATCCATTTAAAAAAAAGCGGACTTGTAGACATAATCGCCGCGACGAAAGTTTTAGTTACTTGTCCGCTAGTAGAATTTACGGGCAACGTGAAAATTAATGGGAACTTACAAGTCGTTCAAAATGTTATCGTTAACGGAATGGTCCAAGTCGATCAAACTTTAAACGCAACCATAGGAGTTGGAGCGGGTTATTACTCCGGTCCTCTCGGCGGTCCGGCGCTTCCGGTTGTTATCCCCGTTCCGGTCGTTGCCGCCCTTACAATCACGGCAACGGGAATCGTTACCGGGTCCAACGTAGTTGGCGGAGGAACTAACCTCGCGGCGGTAAGGACGATTTTTAATGGACACGTTCATACCGAGAACAACGTCGCCGGACCGACAACCGTTCCAACCACGACACTTTAAGGAGTTAGCTATGCCCGGAGATATTGGTTTATTTTTACAAGACAACCTTTTCGATTTGAAAATTGCAAATGGGGACTTGACGGGAGACAATGGTTTAGAAACCGCCATTTTAATTTCCCTCTTTACGGACCGCCGAGTAAGCGACGAAGAACTTCCGCAGCTTGAAAAAGACAAGCGGGGTTGGTGGGGGGACATGTTTTCCGAAGTTGACCAAGACCAAATAGGTTCAAGACTTTGGTTAATTAATCGAGAGAAACGAACTCTCGAAACTTTAAGACGGGCGGAAGAATATTCCAAAGAATCTTTAAAATGGCTCATCGACGACGGCGTTGCCTCGTCAATAACAACGGTCGCAATATATGACACAAATAAATTTTTACAACTCGCCATTGACATTACTAGACCGTCGGGAAGAACCTCCCGCTTTCAAGTGTTATGGGATGAGCAAGTCTTGAAGAGAGGATAAGCTATGGCCTTTATACGTCCAACCCTTCCCGAACTAATCGCCCGAGTCGAAGGGGATTTTAAAAGCGGGCTTCAATTAGTAACCATTCTCCGCCGCTCATTTATTGGAGTTCTCGCCCGCGCACTCGCGGGACTTGCTCATTTGCTTTTTGGTTTTCTTAAGTACGTCGAGCAAGAAGCTTTCGCCGACACGGCGACCGAAGAGAATCTCGACCGTTGGGCGGGGATTTATAACGTCCTAAGAAAAGAAGCAACCTTCTCCGAGTTTACTTGTACCGTTACCGGAACCCCCGGAGTTGGCATCCCTGCGGGAAGAGTTTATCGCCGAAGTGACGGAAAAGAATTTACAGTAATTACAGCAATAATTTTGCCCGGAACAATTAACCTTGTCGCAAGCGAGGCAGGGGCCGCAAGTCTAGTTTCCGTTTCGGACGTCTTAACTATTCTCTCGCCAATTGCAGGGCTTAATTCAAACGCAACCGTTTCGGCAATTATAACAATCCCCGAGGATTCAGAAAGCGACGACTCGCTAAGATCAAGACTTCTTAACCGCATTCAGAACCCGCCAAGTGGGGGCGCTGCAAATGATTATATCCAATGGGCGCTCGCCGTTCCGGGCATAACCCGCGCATGGGTTAACCCCCAAGGGCTAGGACCGGGGACCGTTTTAGTTTACGTTGTAAGCGACGCGACTAATCCGATCACTCCCGCCGCTCCAAAAATTACCGAAGTTTTTAATTATATTGAAGGGCTCCGTCCGGTAACGGCGAATCTAACCGTCGCCGCTCCGGTTCTTCTTCTTCTTAACATGACAATTCAAATTAAGCCGAACACGGTCGCGGTTCAAACGGCAATTACCGCCGAAATAAAAGATTTGATTTTAAGAGAGGCCACTCTTGCCGGTTCTTTCAAATCCCCTGGCGTTTTAAATGATGGGAAAATTCTTCTTTCAAGAATTCGCGAAGCAATCTCAATCGCTTTAGACGAACAAGATCATAACATTACATTAATTAATGGGGTCACTCCCGCGAACATAACTCCGGCAAATGGACAACTCATAGTCTTGGGGGTCATTACATGGCAAGCCTTAGCGTAATTGAAAAACATAAACGCCTTGTTCGGGAAATGTTTCCGAAGGGTTGGGCGTGGCGAGTAGGGAAAGGCTCAATCTTTGCCTCTCTTCTTGATTCAATTTCAAATGAGCCATGCCGAATCGAAGAAAGGGGCGACGCCTTCTTGGAGGAAATGGACCCCCGAACGACTTTTGAAATGCTCGACAATTGGGAGCGCCTTCTCGGCATTCCGGACGATTGTACGCCTGCGGGGAATCCTTCTCTTTTTGAAAGACGAGTTCGCGTTCTTCAAAAACTCACGACCGGCGGCGGACAAAGCAAAGCATTTTTTCAATTAATCGCGTCTCAACTTGGTTACGACGCCTCTATTATTGACGTTGTAAATTTTAAGGATTTTAGAGTTGGAGCGGCAACGGTTGGACAATCGTTAACAAATGGGACAATTGCGAATCAAAACGGTTGGGCCTTTACTTTCCGAGTTCAAGCTCCGGCCACTTTATTTCGTCGGTTTAGAGTGGGTCAAGCGACCGCCGGAGATAGGCTTTTGAACGTGCAAAATGAGACATTAGAATGCGTAATGAGAAAGTTCGCGCCTGCGCACGTAACCGTATTATTCGGATTTGGAGAATAAATTATGAAAAACAATATTACAGGGAGGAACTAATGCACCGGACGCAACAAAACGGGGCGACCGCAGGCAATTTATACACGGAGGGGAATCCTAATTTAGCGATTCCTGCGACGGTTGTCGGAGCGCCTGAAATGAATTCACTTCAAGAAGAACTTATTAACGTAGTAACCGCATTCGGGATTACTCCGTTAGTTACTGCGACGGACACTTTCGATCAAGTGCAAGCCGCGATTAAAGAAGCAATTCTTAGAGGAGGGCGGATTACTCCGCTTGCTCCAACTATTCTAAATAACCAAGCGGTTTTTACGGACCTAATAGGATTCCCGACGGCGGACCGATTGGTTGTAAGAGCTTTCGAGTTTCTTTATTCTATCTTGAGAAGAACCGACTCGGGACATGTTCAAGAAACCGGACGAGCTTTTTGCACTTATAATCCGGAACTCGTAGCATGGAGATTCTCAAAGCTTTCCGTTTTTGATGATTCCAATGTTCAATTCCAAATGGTCGTGTCCGCCGGAGACGTTTTCAAGCTCCAATATAGAACGGACAATTTGGCCGGAACAAGTTACTTGGGAGTCATGCGCATAACTGATATTAAAAACATTCGCCTTTAAGGAGGACATAATGAAACTCTATGTTAGCTTAATTTTATTTCTCGTCTCGACGTTCGCCTTTGGCGCGAATATCGGAGACGACTCGCTAAATCTTGGTAATGCCATAAATACGGCAACCGATAAAGCTCTAATCTTTAATGATGGCTCCGCCGCTTCGGCGAGAAGACGAATCTCAATTGACGGGGTAACTAAAAATCTCAAATCAAACTCAAATAATTTTGAGCTTGGGGACAATATCGCCGGAGATAAATCACTTATTTTTAGGCGCGGAGGAAGTAGCCCGGAGATTAAATGGAATGATACTTTAGGGCGTTTTGAATCCTCGGCGGACGGAACTCTTTATAAAGCATTCGGCTCGGGCTCGGGCTCGGGCTCCGACGGAGTAAACCTTATCGGTAACTCAGGATTTGAAGACGGAATAAGTCTTGATTGGCTTTTCACGGGCGGGACATTCACGCAACAAACTTATTCAAACACGACGGAGAATAATACTAAATTTTCGAGATTCGTTGCTTCGACTTCGGGACAATTTTTTAGAACAACGGCGAGAGTAATTCCAACTTTTCTCGGCGTCGGGTGCATGGCCGATATTCAATATCTAACGTCCAATAATGCCGCCTTTAAAGTTATGGCCTTAGACGGCTCCGCGAACATTCTCGCCGAGCAAATTCTCCCAAGTAATACGGTAATTCAAAGATCGACAACGCTTACTTTCCCTTGCCCCGCCGCTGCGGCGACGGTTGAGCTTAGAGTGCAATCTCTTGCCGCCGGAACTATTGACTCCGATAACGGTTACATTGGGGGAAATAAAAATTTAGTAAGTATTTCTCAAGCTCGAATTGCTGGTGAGTCTTTTTTTGCTGGAACGGCATCATGTAACTGGGCGAGAACATCCACCACCATTGGTGCTTTTGCGACATTGGCAGCTTGTCCCGGCCCAACAATAGTCGACGGTTCAATAGGGGTATGGCAGACGACAGACAGCGATCTTCCAAGACAAACTATTAACAATCTTCCAGCAGGGAAATATAAAGCCAAATTTATTTTTTCAAGCTTTGCTGGTGGATTAAATGTATTAGGAGCTTTTGCAATAAACGATGGAACCACTACTTGTGAGGCCGTAGCAGGTAACTCGGCAACCGCAACCACAGCCTCTACTTTAGTGGAGTGCGTTTTTTCATACGCTTCTTCTGGAAATAGGGTATTTGAACTATTTACGGCCTCTGCGTCAGGCGCAAGCACTGTAAGTAATTCAGCGGCCTCTGCTCCACGAGCATCCACCAAATTCATCCTCGAATACTTCCCTGACGATTCACAAACTGCAATCACATCCGACCAATCCGGCTGGTTCATTGATGCGAATATTGGGGGGGCAAGCCCAAATCTAGGCACGTCAAACATAACATCCTACACTGAAATCACTGACGTTGGACTTGATTTAGTTCCACGGTCAGGGTCGGCCAGTGCTGAGATAGCTTGTATAGACGGAACGTCTTCCGTTGGGTTGACTTGTAATGGCCCGGCCGTTGCTGAGTCAGTTGGTATTGCATTTACTCCTCCTTACACTGGTTATTTTGATGTTTGTGTAAACTTCACCCACGCCGCATCGGGAACCGCTTCAAATATGGCCAGCGTAGTTTTTCAGTTAATTGAGACACCTAATAGCTCTACAACAATACTGCAAGAGGGGGGTCAAAAAACTGGTTTAGGAGGAAACAACTCGGCACAAGCGAATAACGGTTACAATACTGGAAACTTTTGTGGAACATTTCTTTTTTCTTCAATAACCAAAAGAACGATAAGACTAGAAAGAGAGCAATCGGTTACAGGGGCACCTCTAAATACAATTGCGGCAAACAGGTCTGCTTCACTTGGTCAAATAGATATTAGATTTACGGTCAAGCCTTCAACAATGAATATAGCCCGTCCCGTTTTAACAGGCGACCAAGTGACGGCAAAGGGGGCGGTTAATACAGATATTCAGAGAGTATTTTTTGGTAGTGGGGCGAACTGCGCGACACCTTGCACTACTGGAAATTGTACTATTTGCAGACAAGTAGGGAATAGAATAACGAGTGTATCATTTGTTTCTACAGGAGCTTATAACGTGAACGGATTAGACGGCACAAAGTACGAGTGCAACGGAAATGGTTTCGGGGCAGCAAATTATAATACAATTTTCACCGATCTTGGATCATCTACAGTCTCTTTTGTTAGAGTAAGCTCGGGAGTCGGAGGCGCACAGGATAACACTAGGTCCGCATCCTTAACCTGTATAGGTATTCCATGAATATTTCAAGAAGAGAGGGGAGACAAGCAATAAAGGATAATATGAAATACTTATTTTTGATTTTAATTACAACAAACGTCTTCGCTTCAAACTGGATGCCGTTATCAAAAATCCAAGCCCTATCCTCTCAGGCCTATCAGCTTGAGAGTGATTGTAAAAAACAATCTCAAGAGCAATGCCTCGACGTAGGGAACTCTCCGGAAATTGTTTCTCTTGGCTTTACTTCCTTGACGGATAAGTTTTCAAAGTCTCAAGTCGAAGCTTGCTTAGACGCCGATGATTGCGAAACAAAATTTCAAGCTCTTATTTGCGAAGACTCCCAAGAGACTTCGATTAAAAACTTGGACCTCCTCGAAGTTTATTGCTCAAAGTTTCTTTATAAAGAACTCGCAATCAACTCCGCAGGATTCTCCGCCTATCAAGCTAATAAGCTCGCCGCCGCTCAAATGGCGGGCGCATTCGCCCAAGCGAAAAGCCTAAGAGAATGCGGCGGAAAAGTTATGGATTTGCTTCTTATTAGAAACGCGCCAAAAGGATTAACCACTTCGCAAATTAAACAAATGGTTCTTACCTATGCCCCAATTAAAGGACTCCTAGAAACGGGCTCTCTTAACTCCGCAAAAGAAGAAATCCAAGCGATTACTCCCGATGGGTTACTTGTAACCGCCGGAGACAAGACCGCTCTAATTGCTAAAGTTGATGAGTGCATAGGGGGGAACTAATGAATAAAAATCCCGATTGGGAAAACGAAAGAGAATGGAGACGTTTTCTTTTGGACGAAGTTAGAAACCTAAGAGGGGACATTGGAGAAATTAAAGAAGAAGTGGGCAAAGTTAATTCGGTTTTAACCGGGTTGAAAGTAAAGGTTGCCGTTGTCGCATCTATAATTTCGGGCGCCGTCGCTATAACTATTAAAAAACTCGGGATTTAAAACCCTTAACATGGAGAACATTATGAAAATTGGAATCACAAATTTAAAGCCCGCCGTCGCTCTTGCAATTGAAGTCGGAAACGTGGCGGACGTAATGGGAAGAACTCAAGGAATCGCTAAATTTATGGCGCTTTCATCTTTAATGGACGAAGTAATTTCAATCAACGGGGTTGATTTTAAAAAAGTTCAAGAAGAAGTAAAAGACCTCGACCAAACGGAACTCGCCGAGCTTCATGCTTTCATTGGTTCTAAGTTCGATATTAAATCCGATAAGCTCGAAGCTATTATCGAGGGAGCAATTGGAATCTCGATTGATCTTTTCGAGCTTGGACAAAAGGCAATCGCTCTCGTTAAAAGCGCAAAGGAATAAGTGAAACAAACGCCTTTTTATCAGTCAAAAACTTTGGGAGTCGCGAGCTTAAACCTCGCGATTCTCCATTTTTACCCCGGCGCAAAGCAATGGGTTGCAAGTAACCCCGAAGCTTACGCCGAGATATTAACTTTTTCGATTCTTATTTTACGGGCCCTTACCACGAAGGCGATTCAATGGAAAATTTGGAAAAAGCATTCTTAACTCTTTTATTCTTTACGACCCTTGCTTTAAATAGCGGTTGTAATACTCAATCAAATCCTAATATCTCAAACGAGATTTTCTATAAACGCGACATGATCTTGGAAGTAAACGGCATGAAAGGCGAGGGCGTCTTAGTCGTTCCCCATGCTTCTTCAAATGCTTTCTATGTTACCGCTCGCGGCGACCTCGACCTTTTCACCTTTACCACTTGTCATAGAGAAGAGACGACCGAGGACGCGGGCAATATAAACGAAAGGGTCGGATGGGTTTTTAAAAGAACAATTACTAAGAAGCGCGAAATCAAATTTAATTATATCCCTTCCCCTATCGAAGCCGAAGGCGGTTGCCCGGTTCTTCTTGGGGGTTATGAAGAATTAAAAGGTCGCCACTCATGGGGAATGGTTGATTTTGAAACCCCGGACGCGACTCTTCCGGCGGTTCTCGCGTGTAACGGACAAGTCATAAAAGCGAATGGCGTTTCCATTTGTCAGGCAAGAGTCGGGCTTATCCAAACGATTACATTTGCGACGGAGGTTAAAGTTTCTCCCGCGCCCGGTTGCGAACTCGGGAAAATCGCCGGGGCGAAATTTGAGTTTGAAACTCCAAGAGGTCAATGCGTTTTTGCTTTCATAAGTCCCGACGCTAGAATTCATCGGTTAACTACGCTCGGCTATGAGCAAGTTTTAATAAGGAAATAAAAATGATGACAATAATTTCCGCCCTTCTCCCGCTTGCTCTCCAAATTATTTCTATGTTTTTGAAACAAAATAGCGACAAGAAGGAAGCGAGAGACGCCTTCTTGATTTTCATTGAAAAAATGCAAAACAATTCGAGCGAGTCCGCTCGCCTGCGTTCGTCTTATAAAGCTCAAATTGAAAGACTTAAAAAAGGGGAATCATTATGACCCCCTCTTCAAAACGAAAGCTTTCGACATGTAATCTCGATTTGCAAAGAGTAGTAAACAAAGTCGCCGAAAAAGAAAGGGTCCAAGTGATTGAGGGAAGACGCTCCCCGGAGAGACAAAGAGAATTGTTAAAAACGGGCAAGTCTAAAACGCTCGATTCTAAACATGTTACCGACGGACTTTCCTCCGCCGTTGACATTATAGGGCTCAACAAAGACGGAGAGATTGATTGGAACGACACTAAAGCGCATTACGCTTTTGGTGAAAGAGTTCTAAAGGTCGCCGAATCAATGGGGGTAAAACTCCGTTGGGGCGGGGATTGGGACGGCGACGGAGATTACACCGATCAAACTTTTAATGATTTGGTTCATTTTGAGTTACTATAAAATGTCCGAGGGATTTGTGGGAATCCCAAAGATTTGCGGGGAGCTTTGCGCACTTCGGTCCGCCGAACTCCTCGCTCCAATTAAATAAAAACTTCTCAAAGGGGATATTATGGAACTGATAAAAATTGTAAAAGGCGAGGATAAAGAAATCGCGATTAAAATTATTAATATTTCAACGGGCGACCCGTTTGATTTGACCAATAAAGTTTTAACCGGCGTTTTAAAAGCGTCAAGCGGTCCAAATGTAATCATTCCGAATTCGGCTTTTGTTATTTTGGACGCGCTTCTTGGCAAAATAAAAATGACTTTAGGGGATGCCGTTACGACTCTTCTTGCCCCCGGTCCGGCGTCTTTTGAAATTGTCATGGTCGAAGGCCCGGACATTAAAATTGTCCAATTCCAAAACGTCTTGGAAATCAAAGCGAGAATCTAATGAACGAAAACGAATTTCTTTTGGGGACAATCGCCGACGGAGTTAATCTTGAAGGCGGAACTTTTGAAGGAACTCCCGATGAAACCGAATTTCTTTTAGGAAAAGTCGAAGACGATTCCGAAATTGAAGGTTTAATTTATGACCCTAGCGGGATAGGCGTTCCGGGTCCTCAAGGACCCGCCGGAACTTCTTATCAAGAAGAATTTGAAACCATTTCAAAAAATTTAAAGTCTTGGAATGCTTCATTTAATTACACCGGGTCGCAATTGACCTCCATTGTTTACACCGACGGAATTTTAACAATTACAAAAACGCTTAATTACTCTTCGGGAATTCTTAGTTCTATCGTTCTTAGCGGGAACACCCCACTAGGCATAAATTTAACGAAGACTCTTGGATATATCGGACCGAGTTTAAGCACAATTACTTTTTCATAGGATAAAAAAAATGGCAAATATTACAGCGAACACTTTTCTCGACGACGGAACCGCTAGACTAGCGGGCGAAGTTTGGAACATGAACGGCGGAGTCCTAACAGTAAGGACGGACACAAGATGGCATTCCAATTCTCCCGCTGCAATGACCGGGACTTTCGGCAATAAAACTATCTCGGCTACACTAGGCGGCGGGGTTTTACTCGACGGTAGAAATGTCCGCCAAGTATTATTTAACTTAGGCTCAGGGGTCGTGCCCGCAATTGGTACAACAATCACTCAAGGCGGAGTTTCGGGTTACTTGCTAGGTGTATGGGCGGGGCTAAATTCAGCGCCGACCGCCATAGGCGCGACAATGCCCGTCACGGGATTTATAAAATTTAGAGAAGTAACCGGAGGCAATTTTGCGGCGGGCGCTTTAACTGGAATTGGAGCCTCGGCTACTCAAGCCGGTACAACTTCATGGATTGAAGTAGTACAAGATATAGCAACGGCTAACGTAGTTCCTAGACTCGGGTTTTACAGGACTCGCGGCGATTGGTTTTACTTAGATGAAACAACCGGCGCGGCGGCGCAAATAATACAAACTCCAACTAACGGGCGCGGCGTAGGTACTCATGTCCCGGCGGTATGGATTGAAACCGCGCCAAACTCAAATGTTTTTGAGATATATCCTTGCTTACTCGGAACGTGGTTTCTAGCTGCAAACTTATCAACCGATATTAGATCAAAATTTTGCCAAACATTAGGAACGGGACAAGTCCGGATAGGATTCGACGGAACCGCTAACGCCGGATTTGTACCGCCCGCCGGATGCCGCGTAAGAATACCTAACGTCATTGGCCGTCAGGCCATAGCCGCAACCCGGTCCGCTAACCAAATCCCCAACGCTACCTTAGAAACGCGGCCAGATTTTACAACTACTTCCGCGGGCGAAATTGATTTTGAATTTTTCATTAACGATTGGTATCACTTATTTTCGTCGCCATTCAAAGTTAGAATGGTAAACGTCGCGACTTTTGATGCTCACTCAACAAACAATGAGGCAAGCCCCACAGAGCTAGATAATTATTCTTGCGGGGCTTTTATAGCGGGGCAAACTTTTACAGGGCTTAATAACTCTCTTGGTGGGACAGTAAGCAATTGTAGATTTGTAAGACCTGATGCGGCTTCCAATGGTCACAGCATGTCACTTAAAGGATGCTCAAACTATACTTTTACAGCTACAAGAACGGGTGTAGTTCAATACGCGCGAAGCTCAGGGAACGTGCTATTTAATCAGTGCAGAAATTTAGTATTTAATGACTTTATTTCTTATGCCACGACCCTAGCTTTCTCAACTTGCTCCAATGTTTTGGTTCAAGGCTTTAAATATATTGATCGAATCGT